GCTCTATTTTCTCTGTCTTGAGCTACTTGGAACTCCCCCTTAGTTATACTCGCAGGGATGCTTAATGCTTTTACAACGTGCCTGATCAAACCATCAAAATCAAAGTGATCAAAAATGCCGGCGTTAATGGATGCCAGTGGCCCGAGAATCTCAAACATCCGCATAATACCGGAAATATCACTTTGACGTTGAGCCTTGGCTAATGGCGATACATATTCAATATCTACATCACCGGCAGCAACACTCTCAGGCGGCTCTGGAAACTTACCAGACCGCAATAAAATGTTATAAACCCGATCAATCATCGGAGATAAAAGCTCGGCTGTAAGGCGTCCTAAAACCGGCCCTAAAACGCGCATTTTTTCTTCTGTAAGCTGGATCACTTCAGTCGCTGTTTTTTGCGGCCCTTGACCCATAATTAATTGATCTACATAAAAGCCTGATCGAATAGCTTGCCGGCGTTGCTCCTCAATATTTAGGCCAAGCGGAGTCTGAGCTCCAATATTTAAAGGCTCAATTCGATCTCGCGTGCCAGACCGGTAAAACATTAACGATCCAGGCCGGGTTCTAATTGGAAGAACAAAACCATCGTCCGGCACCATCAACGGGGGGTCGACCTGTTTTTGGGCTGCTTTAATTGTTACTTCAGACATCGCGTTAATCATTTTCGCGTCTGCCAAAATTGTCATTGATGGGCTTCTGCCGTAACTAAGCTCGTGGGATGCCTTTAAAAATCTAGGGCAGCAATATGCAAATTCCTGGTAGCCGCCTTCCCGCAAAATCTGTTTGCTTTCGGGATCGATGTAACAAGACTTGAACGGCATATTATCCGCGTCATCCTTGTTATAATCTCGCTCATCACGAGGCATTACAACGTGAAGCACTTCAACTTCTTTGTACGGGTCTTTCTCCATGTCTTTGAGACGTTTGTCAGACATGTTGTCTTCGCCAAACTTATTTGCGCACGCTCGCAAAGACATTTTAAATTTGCGGAAAACTGTATCGACGCGGCCCCATTCATCTTCAGCTAAATAGCACTCGCTTATATGCCGCGTACTAAATCGAACGCCGCCTTCGTATTCATCGATCAGCATTACGCCAGTGCCGAAAGTTATGAGGTCATGGTAAAGCTCGTGGATTTGTTCGGAAAAGTTAGACCGTTTAAATTCCGCATACATAATATCAACAATGCGCTCAAGATGTTCTTTTGCTTCATCGTCTGTGTTTAATTCCGGGTTCTGGTATTGCAGATCAAACCATCTTGTCGATGGGTTGGTGAGCATCCCGTGCAAGCTTGCTGAGAGCAACTCGGCAGCATGAATAGCTGTGCTGTCGAAAATCTTTTCCATGCGCTTGTCGCCAGGCGTGCGCGTGATCGAGACATCGCTTTTACGCGGGACAATGTAGTCGCCAATTTCTTGCCAGTGGTTTTCCCACGTTTTTCGCTGCGTAGCTAACGTGTCAAGCCGGCGTAGTAGCATCACCGCCTGTTCATCTGGCTCGTTTAAGGTCGGCATATTTTTATTCGCCTAACAATGTCTTGCTGGCTGTTGCATCGCTAGAGCCAAGCACGCTTTTCGGTATACGATTGCGCGAGCCAGCACCGCGCCGAATTGTCCGCCGTCTTTTTTCCTCGGCGTCACTGTTGCTGCCTGCTTTCACAACTGCTGCTGGGGTAACAATTCTTGGTGCTGGTGCAGGCGTTACAGGCGCTGGCTGAGATTTTTTGCTGGAAAAACTACTAGCAATTCCTGATATTGCACTAATTGCGCTAATGGGGTTAAAACCGCCCATTTTGACCTCCTAATTCTTTTACTAAAAAACATTGCGCATAAACATTTGTTATTGTTCTTGCTGTTGATCGAAATTTTCTCGCTTTTGATGCAACGTATATACAAAAGTATTGATTATTAAATTCGTGATATTGAACTTTGAGTTCTGTTGGTGACATTGTAAGCATGATTACGAGTAGCCACGGCGACCCACTCATTACTATTTCTTCTTTGCTGTCTTGGCAGACTGTTTAAAAGCTCTAGCAGTTGGCGCACCTTTGCTTCCTGCCTTACGCATTTTTTCTTTAGCGCCGGAAGCTATGCGTTTTCGTTTCGCGTGAATGTTGGCGTATAGACCTTGCTTTGCCATTATTTTGACGGTTTTCTTTTAATTGGCTTTTTGACAGGGGGCCGACCTTTTTTTGTTCCGTAAGTACCTGGGCCTCGGGGCATTTATTTCTCCTTTAAGTTATACTGATGTTCCTAAAAGGCTGGTTGTTTTTAAATTAGAATCATCGATGAGCCCTTGACTGGACGTGACGATCGTTGACGCGCGGCCTTTACGCCGCCTTAAATCTCGCCGCAAATTATCTTCAACCTTAGTTCCAGGCGCGTTAATCGCAGGCTCCGGCTGGATAGGCGGTATCGGCGGTAAATCAACCGTTGGCGGCTTCGGAAACAAAAAACTCATGCGCTTAACCTCGTATCAAAAGGATTGTAAGCCGCGTCCGCAAACGGCTGCGGCGACTGTTTATTGTCAAAACTTTCTTCTAACGCGCAGGCCATATATCTCGCTGCGTCAGCCGTGTGGCTCGAGAAATCATGCACCGGCTTCGACTTAAAAGTTCGCGCTTTTTCGTCCCATTTCCGGTGATAATGCCGAAGCGCTTCCAACGCTCGGCGACACTTAACTCGATCAAAATAACATCTCGGCAAAAGTATGCGGAAAGCATGGATGCCGTCCTCAATCGCTATGCGAGGAAGCACCCGAAACCGGATGCCCAGCTCTTGCGCCGATTCTATTCGCGTTTTCCCCGTACCCATTTCGGTAACGCTGAGATCATGTGGGCCGTAATGGTGCTCGTATAAATAACCATCTTCTTCAGACTTCTCTTGAAGTACTCGAGCGTAAAATGGTAGGCCTTCACCACGCGCCTCAAAGTGATCAATAACTCGCACTGAACCTCCTCGAGGTATCTGCGCAAATAGTATCGAAGTGTAATCATGGATACCGATATCCCAAAATGTTGAAACTTTCAGCGCCGGATCGTGCGGCACGTCGGTTATACGATCTTTGTCCGCTAAATCTTGTAATTCTTTGCCGTAGATAGAGCCTGGTACGTTGGCAACCCAAGAACACTCGAACTCCTGATCAAATTGATCCTCAGTCATTGTCGACTTGGCCGCCGTCAGCTCCTCTTCGTCAATCAGATCAGTCTCGCTCGATTTGTACATCGCGCGATTCCAGCCCTCAGTAGCCGCGCCAGCGTCCCACAAATCATAAAAATAGTTCTGGGTGCCTGCCGGCGTGCCAATAAAAGTGCAAAAACCTTTTCGATCGGACAAAGCAGGCCTAATAACCTCGGGGAATAAGCTATCCGGCATTTGCGCGACTTCGTCCATTGCGCAGCCGTCCAGATAAATTCCGCGAAGACTTGAAGGATTTTCAGCTCCAAGAAGCGTTATACGAGCTCCGTTTGGAAGGTCGCACCGAAGTTCTGTCTCGTGATACTTTGTGCCAGGTATACCTGACGCAAACGTTTTCAAATAATCCCAAGCAATCGACTTCGATTGCCGGTAGCTGGGCGATATGTAAGCGTACCTTGGATTCTTCTGCTTATTCATAATCGCTGCGCGGAGTAGATGATTTATTACGCAAACCGTCTTTCCAAATCGCCGATGCATTACAAGCACGTTGAAACGGTAGCTATCGAGCATTTTGTGAAGCTCGAGCTGAAGCGGCCTCGGCGTGTACGGTATTTCTATTGTCTGAGTTTTTGTTGCCACAGTGGGACAGAGCCTGTTTTGGGTATGTATTATGTAGTAGGAGCCAGCACCCGGTTGCTTGGGGGGTGGGGGGGGTCAAATTCGAGAAACCAGCAAAAAAAAGGGGGGGGTCAGGTAATAAACCTGACGGTCACGCCAATGTTTTCAATGGTTTACCTGACGATCGCCACGACTCAGCCACATTCACAATTGAATCGGGCCTTCGTTCTTTATTTGTTCTGGTTTCTTCGCGCGCGAACGCAGACATCGCGGCCAACCACAGCAACGTATGATAAAAGATGCTAACTCGCTCCCCACTTAATCACGATCTCGCCAACCTCATCGGCCTTGTCCTCTTGCTTATTCCTAACACCAAGAGGTGCGAGCTGTCGGATCATCTTGTCCTTGTAATCAGCTTCGAGCCTACGACGTCCGACTTCAGCCATCGCCAATTTGGGATCGGCAGGCAAAGCCTTACCAACCAAATCAATAATCTCGTCTCGCATTACCTCGGCCTGCAAAGCTCGAGCATTACGATACGCCTGGTAATTTTTCTCATCTTTCTGAACGTACCTTAATATTGTTTTCCAGGTCGGAAGGTCAGCGTCCAAACAAATCCTAGTGAGGCTCTCACCCTCAGCCAAGCGCTCACAAACGTGCTTAAAGTTCTTTGCGGTCACTCTAATGTAGGGTCTGGCCATTGAATACCTTTTGCAAAAGAAAAGACCCGAGCTTTTAAACTCGGGCCTTTAAGTCTAACCACTTGGGAGTAGGGTCTAACGTCAACACTCTGAGCACCAGGTCTGCCAACGTTAAACATTTGATACCACATTTAGTGTGCATAGTCAACACACCATACTACATATTGTACCACAAAGTTAAAATAGCTCTCTCAAACTGCCTTTTTACCGTCGAGGGGTGAATACCCATCACACGCCCTACCTTGCTCCAAGCTGGCCCCCTTTGCCTTTTAGCCGCACTGTGCGCAACAGCCCACACAATCCGACGGTCATCAACCGGCATTGCCAAAGCCACGTCCAACGCTAACTCGTAATGAGATATCTCCGTTGGACTGGCAGCCGCCAATCTAACTTTCACCTCGTTATAGCCAAAAGCTAAATTCACGTCTGCTT